GTCGTTGTTGGTGGTTCTGTTGTAGATGTTGTAGATGTTGTAGATGTTGTTGATGTCGTCGTTGTTGGTGGTTCTGTTGTTGATGTCGTCGTTGTTGTTGATGTGGATGTTGTAGTTGTTGGTGCCGCGGTAGTTGTTGATGTGGATGTTGTAGTTGTTGGTGCCGCGGTAGTTGTTGATGTGGATGTTGTAGTTGTTGGTGCCGCGGTAGTTGTTGATGTGGATGTTGTAGTTGTTGGTGCCGCGGTAGTTGTAGTAGTAAAATTATGATTATAGGCAAAAAACTCACTGATAGCATGAGGTGTTGAACCGTCAGGATAATTACCTACCGCACCCGAAGTGTTAGCAGGCACCTTAGGAGAAGGATCCAATGTGTTAACATTGTTTGTAGACAATGACTGAAGGGATAGTTCACTTGACGGCAATCCCTTTTCGTCGCCTACATCTTTAATTGAAATTTGCCCGCTGGATACGATGGCCATTGTCTATGTTCTCCTGTGTTATTACTTAGTGCAGTTGCACTTACTTAACTTATCATCCAATTCCTTAATGGCTTCAATCAACAACCCAATCATCTTTTCATACTTCACAGCCATGTGACCACTTTCACGGGTTGTTACAACTTCAGGTAGTACACCGGCAACGTCTTGTGCAATAACACCTGTATCTGCCCCATGTAATCCTAATGCATTAGCTTCTTCATTCCAAGTATATGTGACACCGCGAAGTGCCTTCACCTTTGTGAGAGCATCAGAAATAACTGCAACATCTGTCTTTAATCCTGCATCTGAGGATGAGAAGGCAATGATGTCACCTGATGCCTTGATTTGTCCTGTGGCAGCACCTGTTGCTGAGCCCACATTGATACTTCCAAATGTCACGTTACTTGCTGTTCCTACGGCTTGACCAATGGCAACAGTGGGTGTGGCACTCTCACCACTATTATTTGTTAATGTAACACCTGTGCCTGCCACTAATGATGCGACATAATCACCTGTAGTATCGGTGCCTAAAGCAACTGAGTTGGCGGCAATTGTTAACGCTACGTTTGATACGTTTGCAGAACCATCAATGGTGAAGTTACCTGTTACATCGCCTGTGGCGAATGTCACGGTGCGACCAGTTGTCCAACCTGCCGATGTGCCTGTGATGTTACTATCAGTGAAGGCGACAGTTTTGCGTGTTGAACTTGGGGTGAAAAACAAGTTCGTGCCGTTAAATTCGACGGCACCTGCTTGTGGAGTTGTTAAGTTTGTGCCAGACACAAGTTTTACAGGAGCAATGGTTGTTGTTCCTGTTACAAGAACTAAAGTTCCCGTCATTGTGCCGCCTGATTTTTCCAATTTGGCAACATCTAAACTGTTGAAGTTGGCGTCAACTTCTGCATTAGTAAGTGGGGCACCTTTGTTTGTTCCTGCTGCTGGGGCTGTTTGGCGAAGCGTTAAAGTAGCCATAAGTTATCCTCTGTTGATTATTGATTGTAATAATTGTTTTATTTCTAATAAGTCGTTTTTGACTTCAGTAATTTCTTCTTGAAGCTCGGATATCTTCTGCACTTGACGCTTTTCTTGACGCCGAGCAAAAATAACTGTTGTGTCAGTATTTATAAGTGCCTTGGAATGCTTATCACGTACAAATGGCGTTTCCATTAAATCACCGCTACTGCTCTGAGATTCTTAATGAGAGGAGTTTTACTCTTATCAGTGGAGTTCATTGTAATTTTCACAGCAAACTTGGCAAATGATGAAGGAGCTGACACACTGTAACTATATTCCTGATAGATGTTACCATTATATACAACAGGAGCCTGTTCATTCAACGTTACCCAATCAACATCAGCAAACGGTCTATCATCTTCTACATTCTGCATCTTGGCTTCTACAATTACAGAACATTGTTCAGGACGAATCATATCGAAGAATACACGCAAGTCATCGGCGCCGTCACCATCCAATGTTACAGTTCGTGTGACATACACGGCATCTGAAGAACCAGATGCGGCAATGTCATTCGCCAATGTTAGAACAGAAATTTTTCGTGTGTCTAACACAGGTGTTAACAATGAATTATTGGTTGATAATTCCGCCTTTATCTTCAATGTAGGAATGTTTCCTGTTGTGTTTGAATGAGAATAAATTGTGAATTCTTTAGGCAACTCAACAGTATCATTATTGTTCACAGTAATATATGCGCCTAACCCGGGATAATATGTACTTGATGTATCAAGTAGTGTGTATGATAATTTCACTTGTGTTGAGGGATTTAAACTCAAGATACCTAAGTTAGGTGAAAGTGCTGTAGCTTGCTTGTTATCAATACTATCAAAGGTGAATGTAGACGCACCACGTGTGAATGTATCGTTTGTTGCCAAACTACCTGAGGTTATGAATATTTCAGCCGTTGTGCCATACACCTTCGTGACATAACCTGTAGCTGTTGTATCATCCTTATAGAAGGTTAATCCTGTTCCTGTGATATTCACTGCATCATTTTCAAGAACTAAACTTGTATCAGAGATGATGTCTTTTACTGTACCTAACAAAGCGCGTGCTCGATAATTCAATGTAGTACCTGACCCTGAGGCTTCAAGTGTTAATGCTGTGTCAGATTGAATTGATGCCACCTTTCCAATAACAGTGATGTTATCATCTTGATATAGAATGTCACCCACACGTAGGTCTGAGGTGAATGTTGTGGCTGAACCAGTGACAGCAGTACCTGTTATACTGATAGTACCTGTAAAATTGGTTGTTGTCGAAGGTGCAAATACACGAAGTTGGTCACCCACTGATAGGTCGGTGAAGTCTGTACTTGAACCCGCAATGGTATCATTTTCTGATACTTGAATTGTTCCGGGCAATACTGTTTGTGTGTCATCAAATACTTGAACAACATCACCTGGTTTCAAAACATACGTACCTGTTTGTGAAATGGTGACGTAATCAATGGGCTTAGATTCAAGAATGACGGTACGTGTTGTTTCAAAACTTCTAGAATACATTTTGAATTTCAAATCTTCAGATTCTAATGCTGTCCAGATGGTGTTATTATTAGGAATGAACAATACACCAACATAAGGTTGTTGTGTGATACGTTCGTTAGTGCCTATTAAATTTTCACCCAATTCAGAAACCCACACTTCATATTCAGTCGTGTTGTTTTCAGGCAATAACATAAGAGCATATTCTGTGTTGTTCTTTAGATATACCGGAGATTCAAATGTAAATGTGGTTGCTGTATTTGCAGTACCTGAGACGGAAATTTCTGACGCATTTAATGTCTTGGTACTGAACGGTACAATTTTATTGCCCGGGAATCCATTAATGACTTCACGGATTTGAATGGTGAACTTCTTGGTTGATGACTTTCTCTTGAAGAACAATTCAACCTTATTCAAGAACACACCATCGGGATGTCCTTCAATGATGAAGGTCTGTGCCATGGGATCGCCAAATGATGCGGGATTGAATGTTGATGGATTAGACAACAACAAACGACTCACAACATTGTTTTGTGTTTCAGAAAGAGCATCTTGACGAATTGCTGGGAATCGTGTTGATGAAATTGAACCATCATCAATATTAGGGACACCTGATGATTGTAATTGTGCAGCCGCTGATGTTGTTTCTGAAGCATCTGTTAATTTAAACACCTTATTTCCCACGCGGAATGTATTCGCAGGGATTAAGAATTGTCCCACTAAGGTACCATCGGTTGCAACAATTAATGGATCACCGTATGCCGAAGCACTTGGTGTATATTGTGATGACAATATGCCTTCTGACAAATTACGTATTGTATTTACAGTAACACCGGTAGGCAATGTAAAGTAACGGCAATGTGCTGAGACATCTTCGCCGTCAAAATATGCCTGAACAGCCGTACCGGGTTTCAATCCTGTTGCAGTGAATGTGATGATTTGCTTTTCAATGTATGGGACAACAGAAACGTCTAATACACGAACACCAATATTTCTAAGATTGTTTTCTGGGAGTTTACCTGATGTAATGATGTTTTTTGTGACATCTGAAATTAATGGTGCCGCTTCACTACCACGAACACCTACCAAACCTGCAACTGTAGTGACACTCAATACAGGAAGATTGGTTGTTTCAACACCTTGCCATATGGTTTTCCAACTGTTCCAGTGTAACTTGAAGGCGTTTGTATTGAATTCCCATCCATCATTAACGCCGTTATAATTTACTTGAACATCAGGACGAACTTGTGTATCTACCCATGTGATTTGTGGCGGATCCAAACGTAAATCGCCTGCCATGTAATTACCTAGTAACAAATTACCACAGACACGACCCTTTGACGCAAATTTATTTTCTGTGATAGTGGTAAATGTACCTGAATATCCTGTTGTGATGACCTCAGATTCATCAGAAGGTAAATGAAGTTCAATGTTGTTTAATGCGAAGGGTGCTCGTAATATTTTATTCTTGGTATCAATTGATGCATAGTAATCAGCATCAAACACGTTACCAATATCATGTCCATCGAAGGCATCAACAAGAATACCCTTCTTAACCATGGCGTTACCTGAATCGTCTGTAATCAACATATTGGCAGCACGATTTTCAGCAATTGACAATGCTGTGTAGTATTCAAGTCTATTCACACGTTGTTCAAGTTCACCAATGTCACGCATTGTGTAACGACGATTATCTACTAAACGAACAATTGATGCATAATCTTCGCGGTCGTAGACGCGAGAAGCAAATGTTGATAATGATGGATATGGTGCCAATTCTATGACTGCCAATGTCATGGCGTTAATGGCATCGGCAGGTGTTTGTGGGTTAAGTGCAGACACACCAGTAATCACCTTAAATTCACCATCGCGGGTTAATACAACTTTATCCTTTCTGGGTAAATTAATGGTGAATGATGCCGTCAATGTGCTATCGGGATCAGGTATCGTTATACCATTTGTTGTATCTAACGTTGTGATAGGCACATTATGTGATGCATTCATATTGTTGTTTTTGGCGTCAACATATGTTTGACCTGAATATCCCGAACGTAATTCAACGGTTGGTCGGAAATCAATTACATCACGAATATCATATGTGATGCCTGTTGATTCTGATGTATACACGGGTAATTCATATGTGAAGATTTGCTTGTTGTAATCAAGTGTTGTTGGATCAAAATCAATCAAGGCACTTTGATATGAATTTCTATTTAGGTAACCTAATGTTGATGAGCGTGTGAAGTTTTTTAACTTCAACACAATTTTCTTTTCAGTTAAATCTTCAGCACCTGTATATTGAACATATGATGTATTGTATACGTTGTCATTTGAGTTTTCATATAGAGTAAATTCTGAAGTGACATTACTCCATGCACTCAAACCACTTTCAGTTGATGGGTATGCTTCAGTATCGTCGGCAATGTGTACTGATACAAGTTGTAATGCGTGTGATACGCCTAGGTAAATTCTACCTGCTGCTAAATTAGTGGCACTAGTAGAAGTTAATGTTGAGCCATCCACTGCCAAAAATGTGGTGTCAAGTGTCAAATCAATAGGCGCACCATTACCTTGACGAACTCGTGCATATACTTTTCTGTTTGCGCCTGCATCACCCACGGCAACTGCCAATGTACCTGACGTTGTATTGGTTGGTGTGTATCCTGTGATTTCTGCTAAGTTGTATGATGCACCTACAGGTTCAACAACAATGAAATCATCCTTAAAGGAAGAACTAGTGCCTGCCAAGGTTTGTCCCACACCACTTACGGCAATACTACCATTACCTGAACCGTTGAATGTATATTCACCCAAATATTTCCAGAAGAAGTAGTCAGTATCGTTTTCATACTGCACAACAGCTTGGGATCCTGTGGGGAATAGTAGTGAATTATATGTGCCTTCGTGTAATTTAAATCCAGTTTGTGTAACTGAACCTAAATCATCTCCAGGTGTAATGGCCACCGTGGCACTAGAATTTGTTGTTGTGATGTTACGAATTGTTGTTAAATCATCAACCGTCTTGCCCGCTTCTAGTGTGATGCCATACAAATATAACTTGTAGAATTTTGAACTTCCTGTTCCTGTAACATCACGATAGAAACGTAATAGACGGAATTTTGCCGTGGCAATTAAAACACTACTACCGTCACGGAGATTGAGTGTGGCATTGTTTTCAGCCAATGACCAACTACCGGTCACCGACTTTACATAAACATAATTACCAAACAATGTAGGAATTTGTTGTTCATCAACTAGTAATGTATCAGTTGCCTTATCAACTGCAAGATAATCAGTGGACTTTAATTCTGTATCAAATCCTTCTACATAGGCTTTACCGGGTTCAACACCATACACCAACTTGGAAGCATCGCCAATAGTTTCTACTGTGTACTTACCATTATTTGTTGATGTTTTTAAATGTTCACGAACATTGACGTTTAATCCTGTGACAACATAGTTACCTGATTCATCATATGTTCGTTGTGCCAATACTCGTTGTAATTCTGAATATTGTGGCTTGTTAAATGCGCGCTTCACCTTTCCTTCTTCAACTAAGAATAGAAGATGGAATCCTTGGTCAGGTGTTGTTGTTATTTCGTAAGATTCAAGTTGTGTGGTAAGTTTATATCGGTCGCCGCCAGGTGCTGCATAATTGTAAGACCCTGCAGCAGGATCAAGTAAACTTACATCATCATTTGATGTTACCGTACTGGTAATAATTCTGAATCCAATATTTTTTGTTGGTGTACTACTATAGAAACTCAGAACTTTAGTCTGTGAGTTATGACGGACAAATGTTCCATCAACATAGACAATGCCATCATCAATGGTGTAGAGTGAACCTACACCTGTGGCTGAACTACTTGAAACAGAAAATCTAAATGATTGTGTTATACCAGTTGAATCAACCACAGTGAGTGCTTCATCTTCAGCAAACACAGTGATGAGTTCTTGTGCTGTTTCATCGTAGAATGATGATTGGTAATTCAAATACAGAACTCGTTGTCCTGTTGAATCTTCATCAACGCGCACAATTTTGGCAGATACACCCAGTTCGTTACTAACAACGGCATTCACAAGCGTTGTTTTGTATAACTCATATGCAGAACTACCAATTGTGATACCTGCCGAATCGGTGTTTTTTACTTTTACAAATGGTACATTGAACTGAAATGTTTCAGCACAACCAACTACAACAGAACCATCTTTGAATACATGGTCACCAAAACGTTGTATTTGGTTTTGTAAAATGGTTTGAAGTTGAGTAAGTTCACGGGCTTGAACCGCATAACCGGGCTTGAAAAGAACTCGGTGAAAATTCTTTTCAACATCAAAATCATCATAGTAGGGTGAAGTTCCTAAATTGATAGCCATATGTACCTAGAAGTGTAAAAAGAGTTTAATAGTTTCAATCTGTTCTGCTGTACGTGTGATGGGAGAGAAATCGTTCACGTAAATGATGGTGCCTGTATTTTTATCAAATTCAGGGTCTTCCACATTTGTACAGGTCAAGTTTTCAAATTCTGTTGTGTTGTTCGTGAACGTATTTTCTGTTGTGAGTCCTTCTGTTCCTTCAACATATGCCAGATAGACCTTATACGTTTCTGTTGATGCATCAAACAACTTTGTTAATACTTTATATATACCACCTGTTGATGACTCAATTTCATCGTCAATGGAATATTCATTATATTCATCTTCAGGAACGGTGACGATGAACGAACTTGTTCCTGTATCCTTTTGAAAATACCCAATATCAACATCTTGTGTTGCATTATACAACTTGAGATTCTTTACAATTCCGAGTTGACGATAATCATTACCTTGGAATAAATCGGCATTTTCTGTGGTGATTGTTGTACTAATACACAATGTATGAGCAAACAATTCTTGGGCGATGTTGAATCCATGCCCTCGTTGAGGACCTACGTTTGCTCGCACAGATGCCACTTCAGTGGGCAATCCATTAATTACAATGCGAGCATAATTGTAATTTTGTCCGTAATCTAAAATTTGAACATTCTTAATTACACCATTTACAATATCATCATCGGGATCAATATACAATTCTGCACCCGTACCATCACCAATAACTTCAACGGTTGCTGTATCATATCCAGCGCCGCCGTCGAGGATATCAACTTTATAAATGGCTCCATGAATTGTTTCAAGTACCACATCTTGATTGATACCACTTGCTGTTTCAGCACCTAAAACAACTATGCCCTGAAATCCATTACCCGAAAATGCACTATATGTTGAGTTGGCAAGTTCAACTTCTGGGAATGTGACCAATTCCAATTCAGTGGAAGAGATGATATTAGATACAACACCTATCACATTGTTCGCTGAATCTACAATGGTCCACCCATCTTCCAATTCATTTGTGAAATCTGTATCTGTGCCCAACACCAATCGCGTTGTGGAATCAGTGGAGATGGTCCCTGAATAGTTTTCTGAGCCAGAAATTGATGGGCTATAATCAGCAGGTGTAGTTTTAGCATCATACATGATTGCACGGGCATGTGTATATCCGCGCATTGAGTTTGTGACAGTAACAGAAGTGATACTCCCCGCACCGTCAATTGTCACGTTTGATGTTGTGCCTACAGGTGTCAATGAGTGTGACAATCCCACACCCGACGCAATATTAATATATGCGCCATTTTCAGCATCAACTAACGATGCTGCTAAACGAATTTCTTTATTGGTATAGAATATAGTATAGTAAACAGTATTGTTTGTTAAATTTGTGATGGAAGTTCCGCCACCTGTATTATATGTTACGGCATCACCTGTTGCAAAATTATGACCCGGATATTCAATGGTATCGTTTGCGGAATCTACAGCTGTGCCACCATTAAATGTAATGGTTGTGGGTACTAATCCGTCGCCCTTAATTACTAGGTATGGTGTATTATATCCTTCACCTGGGCTCTCAATACGAACTTCTTCAATAACACCATTCACATTGAAATTAACACCGTCAGATACATTTCGCACAGGAATATAATCTGTTGTAAGAAACTTAATTCTATCAATGACAGGAACTTCATACATGAACTTCCAACAATACCCATCACTTAATACCACAGGCTCAGGAGTTGTTGATGTTGGTTTTATAGTTGAGGCAATGGCAACACCTTGACTGTTTCTTCCGACACGAATACACTTGTAAATATTATATTCGTCAGTCATTACATAAAAATCTTCTACAACAAAAACACCGTCGTCATCATATGCCAATTCTTCATAATCACTATATTCAACATATATGGTCCCTGATTCCCAATCCTTACGACGAATCATATAAACCACATCATAAGGACCAGGTACGACACGTTTTGCCAACAACATATTTCTATGTACGTCGGAAATGTAGTGTCGGGTATCTACAGGAGTATCGGCTTCTTCAAATGATTTTCCTGCGAAAACATAGAAAAAGTCATGTCCTGTAATGATGTCACGATAAATTGACCGAGCAATTTCGTGCCTGGTTTGAGCAGGAATCAGGTTAGCCATATTGTTTACTTACTGAATTATGAGATGGTGATGGTCCAAGTGATTGACATACTATCAGATGATCCCTTGTTAACTACTGGGAACACTGTACGGCACAACATGGTGCCTGATGAACTAGCATTGAAGATGCCTGCTTCTGTCAATGCGCCTGTGCCTTCACCTGCAGCAAAAGTTGCAACGGCAGTTACAGTTGCACCTGAGGCTGTGTATGAGTCAAGACCTTGACGACCAGCTGTTAAACCGCCTGCGATTAATCCAGTTTGCCCGGCTGATGCTGCGGTGTTATCTGTACCCACTTCCATGTGTGACATGACGCCTTGTGATGTGCCTGCCATACGGGATGCAATGTGTTGTAAACCTGTTGTTACAACTAAGTTGTCGTGGGTGTGTTCTTCTTTGATGTTACCATTTTCATCACGAAGAACAATGTTCAACTTACCTGTTGCCTTGATGTTTTCTTGCATTTCTTTCTCCTAAAAAGTAAAAGTTGTTATTAGTATTTATACTACTTTAAGTACAGTTGACCGTTCCTGCATATCCTATATCAACATACCCTGTTGCAATATAATCGTCTAGGGCGATACAAATCAAATCAGACAATGATGTTGTGTTATTGAAAAACTTTTCGAAATCACGAATTACAATTTCACCTGTTAACACAGTATCAATAATGTTTTTATCGACATCAAACGTGTTTATAGTTTCTGATGAAGATACACTATCTGAAACATTTTTTCCAACAAGAAGAACATTTGAGTCATTGATATTTACCGTTTCATCTGTAGAATATGCTCTGAAAATTTCTATGCTATCAGTTATAGACACTTGTTCAGTCAAATCACTTGTTACATCATCTTCTTGTGAAAAGACAATATTTTTTATATCACTGACAATAACAGAATCGGCAATATTTTTTTCGATGAAAATAGTATCCACAGTATCAGTTGTCTCAACATCTTCTGTTTTATTAAGTTGTAAATTTACAGAAGGTGTATCATCTACTGTAACTGTATCGGTATAGAAATATGTACGGGTAAGTAAAAACTCATCCGACACAGTAACCACGTTATCACTTACATATTCTTCTTCAAAGAAATTTTCTATATTATACGTATTACCATCAATTTGTATACTGATATTTTTTTCAACCGAATCTAAGGTATTAACTGAGTCAGTTATATTTGTTTTCGTAAGAGAGTATGAAAGAATATCACTGCTAGAGGTATTGTCTTCCACTAATTTACTAACATTCTTTGTGGATACTGTATCACTAGTAATTATTGTATCTTCCAATGAACGTTCAATAGTAATTTCTGCAAAGAATGTTTCTGAGGTAACAACACCATCAGTAATATTGGCAATGTTAATGTCTTTCGCAAGGATATCAGACGATACTACAATATCACTAAAGACTGGTTGAATATTTAACTCCAATCCTGATACGTCATCTACAACCGCCGTATCAGTCAACGACTTATTGAAATTGTATATGGAATTTTCACTTACAGAGAAAGTATCAGTAACAGGTTTTGCAACATGTTTTGCAACAGTATCAACTGGTTGAACACCATCATCAAAATTGTTGATAATGTATTGTGTACTTGTAATATCTATCGGTGTAAATGTAATGTCATTTTCAACAAGTAATTCACCAAACACAATGAACCCTGCAGGATGGGCACTATTTTTATATAAGGTGTTCCAAGTTTCATATGGTACATTTTTAGTTTGTACCACATAGGAATATGCCTGATAATAATAGTTGTCTTGTAATTTATTGATATCTGACAAGAAGCCAGCATTATTTTTCCATGCACCGGGATGTTCGTAAATGTATCCTACTTCGAATCGTACTGTGGCAGAACTGAGATTATATATTGTTTCATTGAAATCAGTATAACCTCGGTCATCATTGAATTCCATGTATGATGTAACACCTTCGCGTTCTTCAAAATAATCACCTGTTACTAATGTAGAGAATCTACTTTTTCTGGGATTTTCTAATACGCGGGTGAAATCTTTATATGTTGTGTAATCGTCATCTTCATTATATAATTCTGCAAAGTAATCACCCGTGACATCAAAGCGATGTCCGGTAGAAATGAAACGAAAGTTATTAATGACACCTTCAGTATCACTAGCAGCATACTCTGAACCTATTGAAACATAATCAGACGCAAAATATTCTTCAACATCTTTTTTGGTTACACTTGTTACACGAATGATGCCATTGTTATTTTCTTGTCCTGGGATAGGATATAACGGACTTTCTTCCACTTCTACTGTGAAGGTATCACGGCGGCGGAAATTTTCACCGCCGGAAAGAATGGTGTATCCTATAAGTTGCTGTGTCAAAAAACCATACACATATTCAACACCATTAACAAATGCTGTAACCCATACCGTATCATAATATGATAAGGTTGCTAAAGCTTCATTGAAATCTTTTACGTTAATGGTTTTAGGAACGTCAACTTCTAGTTCAAAAATATCATTGTTTGTAATGATACGACCAACCTCAACACACCCCAATTCATGTGAGTATAGTTTCAATCCGGTAGGTTCACGACGATGATACTTTAAATATATTGTTTTTTCTTTCAGAGAAAATACATCATCAGCGACTTCACGTAAATCAGCGGGCGCTAAATCTAATGAGGCAGGATCAATTTGTGTGAAATCAGTATCAATCTTCAGTGTTTTTTTCGACTGCCAAACGCCATCAGAAGCACGTAGAACATAATCACCGGGATATTTTATAGTTGCGGTATCATTATACATCATGCGGAAATACAATTCCGCAGCGTTTTCTGTTCCCTTTGCTTCGTAATATTGATTGATAAACTTAATTAAACGACGCTGTTCAGTTAAGGCTTCTGAGGAAATATCATAAGCATGTTGCTTACGCATTTCATCCACAAATAAATCTAATGTTAAATCAACGTCTGTCCAAGTGTTAGAATTAAGAAGTACTGCATTGGCTTGACGATTGGTGTCAAGAAATGTATAGTACTCTTTAATGAACGAAGCAAATCTAGGATATGATACGCGAAGATATTCAGGTATCTGTCCTTCAACTAAATGCTGTAACTTGTTCTTTAAGTTTGACATTATCCTTCAAATGGTTGTGCTGTAACGGTTAAACCAGACAATGTTCCTAGGGCTTTATTTTGTTGACTATCATCTAACACAACCACAATGTTTTGTGAAGGATAGGGATAAACAGCACGTTCCACAATAGGAGTAGTTCTTACAATGGTGGGTGCTAAATCTTTATTTAAATCTTGTGGTAACGCAGAAAAACGGACATCAAATGCGCCTGCAATTAATTGTGTAACCAATAAACGGTTGATAACAAATAACCCTGAATCACTATAGTAAATTTTACCGTAGTTGTTATCAATGATTCTATTGGTTGATGCATCCAGAAGTTTTAACGTGCCCGTTCCTGTACGTGAAGGCGGAGTTTCATCTGGATAATCTTGAATATAGGCGGTGTATTGAACACCTTGAATTGTGGTCTTGAAATTTGTACTCTTAAACGAGTTGGGTTCAATGGCTGTTGTGAAATACACATTCAATGATTCAGGGACATTTAAAATGGGAACAAGTCTACGTTGCAAGCGTAAATCCACCAATGTTCCTAAGATGG